CGTCCTGCGAGTTATATGCAAGACCAAGACAATTTATCATTGGATAAAAAATGAGAATTCCGTCAGAGCCTCTACAAAGAGAACAGTTCTACATTGATCTCATCGGAAAATGTTTAGTCTCAAGAGAAGAACGCAAGGCTGATTACTCCGCTCTGCGCTCTTACTTTCTTTTTGGTTCTGGCCCCGAAGACGCGCCAGCAATCTTTAACAAAATTTATCCGCACATAGATCAACTCAGCAGCTTTTTATATTCCGCTGAGACAACGCGCTTCACCATTAACTTAGGTGCTGCCGTACAGGTTGGCGAACAGAAAAAAATTCGCCCCATGCAAAACCTATTGAACGATGATTGGTTGCGCTCAAACACGGATCAGGTTTGCTCTAATGTTTTGCTCTGGTCGCTGTGCTACAACACTTCCTATACCAAGCTAATCATTGGCCCCGGTGGAAGTTTAAATCCTTACATGGTTGATCCGGGTGCGATTGGTGTCTTGCGTGAAGACACACCGTACACCGACAGACAAGAAGCCTTAGTCCACACCTACTACATCACAAAGTCTGATTTGTATTCCAGACTGTACGCTCACCCTAAACGCGATAGCATTTTAAAGCGCGTATCTACGGCATACCATGAACAGGCCAGTGATGTTCCTGAAGGTATAGACCGCATCATTATGTCTCAGGCAAATCCAAGCCTAATGGGTAACGTCAACCTAGACTTGTCAGGCATGAATCGTTACAAAGCGAGAGTTGCTGAAGACACGGTTGAGATGCACGAACTGTGGGTATTCAATGACGAGATTGGTGACTACCAGTGCGTAACTATCGCTGATCCAGACGTTATTATTTATGACCGTCCGGGCGAAAAGATGTTCTTGAAAGGCGAGTTGCCATTCATCCAGTTCTGCCCGAATCCTCAGTATGATTATTATTGGGGTCAGAGTGAAGTTCAGCGCTTAGTGTTCTTGCAAGATGTACGTAATAAGCGCATGGGTGAGATTCTTGATCTGCTTAATAAGCAAGTCTCTCCACCAACTGCATTGATGGGCTTTAACGGTATTTTGGATGAAAAGAACTTTGCGCTTAATCGCGCTGGCGGTTTGCTTTCTAGCGATATGCCAAGTGCAAAGGTCGAACGTCTTGCGCCAAACATTCCAAACGATCTTTTCGAAGTCATCCGAGAAGTGGACGCAATGTTTGCAGAAGCAAGCGGTATTACTCCCGTGTTGGCTGGTCGAGGTGAAGCGGGAGTGCGCTCCAAATCTCATGCGGAATCGCTATCAAGACTCGGCAGCTCCAGAGCAAAGAAACGAGCATTGATTATTGAAGACGCTCTTGAGAAAGTAGCAACGCTTTACCTAAAGTGCATTCAGAAATATCAGCCAATCATGTTGAAAGACGATGACGGTAATGATTTTATTCCTGAACAATTCACTGATGACTTTATGGTAAAGGTCGATGCTCATAGCAATAGCCCAATCTTCACAGAAGACTTGAGAAACTTAGCATTTAGTCTGCATCAGGCTGGTGCTATTGACCAAGAAGGTCTGTTAGACTTGCTAGAACCGCCGATGAAGCAATTGTTGAAAGAAAAGCTTAAGCTAAACAAAGCAAAACAGGAAGAAATGGCTATGTTGCAACAACAGCAACAACAACAGCCTAAACCTAGTTCTCCACCAAGTTTACAGGAGGTAGCATGAACGCAAATGGCGTAGAAACTACATCAAAAGCAGATCAGCCTAGAGTTACTTCAGAAGCATTAAGGCAAGAAGAAAAAGGGCCAACTTTACAGTATCGAGTTCAGCGTTTGGGCACATATCAGGAGCGAAGCCCAAATAGAGGCTCTTATGGGCGCATGAAACGATAATAAAACTTGACAAAGTTTTGTAATTTGTTTATTTCTATTGCCAAATTTCATACGGAGTTATTATGGCTGTCTCATCTGAAGAAATCATGCGCCTCATGGGGGAGCAAAAGGGAAGTAAAGAAGTTCCTGAAGCTCCAGAAATGGAAGAAGGTGAAGGTGAAGCGGAAGAAGTCGAAACCGAAGAATCCTCATCCCCAATGGCAGCACCCATGTCCACTCCAGAACCAAAAATGGGTTCAAAAGAGGGAGCAATGGTTAATCTTGGGTTGGCGATGGATTTGATTAAACGCGCACTGCCAGCTATAGGCTCTGATTCAGAAGAAGGCAAAAAAGTTATTTCGGCAATCAAAGTATTATCCGAACTGACAGGTAAAAACTCTGACGGTATGGAAGAACTTAAGAAGTCTGAAATTTTACAAATGTTGCAAACCTTGCCGCAAGCAGGGGGTGCTACACCTGAAGGCAAAGCAATGGCTGCTGCGCCAGCAGTTCCCGGCATGATGTCATAATTTTTGGAGAAATCACTATGGATTTGTTTAAACCCCGTGGTGCTGCTGCACCTCGCAACCCAACTGACAACACTCAGCAAAACGGTCAGATCGTCAACACACCTCGCTTCTCGCAAATGGGTGGTTTGAAGAACGCCGCTGCAACTGGTGTTAAAAATCGCATGATGGTTGAAAAGCCCGGCGGTAAGCGCATTATCTGATGCGCTTTTTTATTGTTTATTAAAGGGGATAACCTATGTCACTTGAAGACCTTAGCTATGAAGCCCGTGATGAACTGGCTCTTTTGGCTCGTCAACTTGCTGAGAATCCAAAAACTCGCAAAGCTTTCTTACGTTTAACAAAAGAAGCTAAGCCAGATATGCCGATTCCTGAACTCGAAATTGAAGATTCAACCAATTTTGCTGTTCAGAAAGCAAATGACCGAGTTGCTCACCTTGAAGCAAGACTTCAGCAAAGAGATGCGATGGAGGAATTGAACAAGCGCCGCAGCAAGCTAAAAGAAAAAGGCTTGGTTGATAGCGACGAGCAGATTGAAGAAGTGGAAAAAATGATGCTAGAAAAAGGCATTACTAACCACGAAGTTGCTGCTGATTACTGGAAATACATGAATCAATCCGCTGCACCAACACCAACTGGATATAATCCGTCTGCGATTAACAAGTTTGACTTGTCAGCATACTGGAAGAATCCGATTCAAGGTGCGCGTAATGAGGCAGCAAAAGCATTATCGGAGTTACGGCGCAATCCTAAACCGTTAGGGTTGTAATTTAAGTAGGGGATGTTTTTAGATCGGAGATAGATTATGCCTATTGGTGGCGGCATTCTTCCGGCTTCGGGTTCCACTCAATTTACTGAGTTGACCTACGTTACCCGTAGGGCATTTATCCCGAAGCTGGTAGTACAACTTTATAATTCGACACCGCTCATGGCGGCACTGATTGCTAACAGTCAGTCTGCTTCTGGTGGTGTTTCCTCTGTAACTGTACCTGTTCAGGGTTCTCAGTTCGTAAATGCTCAATGGTCAGACTACAGCGGCTCGTTCGCTCAGCCTTCTGTCCAGCAGGGTGCTTACAACGCTGAATTCAACCTGAAGCTGATGATTGCACCAGTACCGTTTCTCGGTATGGAAGGCGCAGTTCAGCAAGATGCAGCTGTTATTCCTTTGATCGAAGCGCGTATGAATGACGCGACTAACGTGATGATGGATGCGATGGCTACATCCCTGTACAACAACACGACAAACACTCAGCAGTTTACTGGCTTGCCAGCTGCGGTGTCTGATTCGGGAACTTACGGCAATATTGATCGTTCTACCTATACTTGGTGGAAGTCGAAGCAGTATGCTGCTGGTTCTGTAAACCCAACTCGTCAGAACATCCTTCAGTACATTTCCGGTACAGTCAAAAATGGCGCAGAAGTGCCTACGTTTGGCGTATGCGGCTTTGGTACTTGGACGTTGCTGGCACAAGATTATGTCGGTCAAGAGCAATACGTCTTAACACCGGGTTCCGGTTTTGATGGCGATGCAAATGGCCCTCAGTCTGGCTTCCGCGCCTTGATGGTTGCTGGCGTTCCTATTTATCCTGATCCGTACTGCCCTGAAGGAACGGTTTACTTCCTGAACAGCAACTACCTGTCGCTCTATATCCATGAGCAAGGTTCGTTTGTCTTTACAGGTTTTGAATCGACACTTCCTAACTGGCAGATTGGTTATGTTGGTGCTGTGCTGATGATCGCTGAACTGGTCAACACTAAGCCCAAATCCATGACCAAGGTGACAGGCTATAACTCGCTCACATTGTAAGGAGAAATAGTCATGTCTAGTAAAATCCTCGTAGCTGGTTCAGCAACTAACGCTGCTGGTGCATTTCTTCAGGCTTATGCCTTGGGTAACGCAACAGCAACTATCCCTGCTGGCGATTATTACATTGCTCCAACTGCTAACGTCACTATCGAACTGAATACAAACACTACTGGCAATATCAGTAATGCTTCGTATGCAGTTGTAGTTGCCAATAATACTGGTGGCTACTTTATCGCTGATGGCGTAAACATTCGCGCTAATGTTCTTGCTGGTACACCGACCATTACTCTGTTCCAAGTGAATCAGGGTCAAGCGGTTAGTGAGACTTACGCATAAGGAGCCAACATGAATGCTAACCATGTAGGTTCGTTGTACCCTGATAGCTTTGGCAACTTTGGCGTTGGTCACGCTGTAACCGTTAATGTTGGTTCAGTAGCTAATGCCGTTGTCCAAATTCCTATTGTGGGCGCAAGTTCGTACATTGTTCGCAGGATTACGGTTGCTAATGCAAACAAGTCGATTGCAGCCGCAAATGTGACTGTTACCACCTCTAACGATGGTAATGTTTCAAATGCGGTTGCATCGCTGACAACGCTTAGTAACGTAACTAGCACTACCAGATTTCAAGATTTAACTCTTGCCGCTGGTGCTGCTACTACTGTTTACACGGCTGGTTCGTTGTACGTCAACGTACCTGCCGCAGTATCCGGTGGAACTTGCGACATTATTGTTTACGGAGATGTGGTAACTCTATGATGACTGTATATGTGACTAACAAGTGGGAAAAACCCATTGTCGATGAATATGCGTATAAGACATATACGTTCCCTGTGGACGAATCTGTTGAAGTACCCGTAGAAATTGCCCGTCACATATTTGGTTATGGTTCTGAAAACAAGGAACCTTTTTTGGCTAGACTCGGTTTTGCTAAAACAAAGAATGACATTCCTAGCGGGTTGGAAATTCTTGCAAAATTTAGCATTACCGAATCCAAGCCAGTACAGGATCGCTCCCTATCCCCGGCGATTGACCAAGTACCCCCACCTATTCCTTTGCGGGGGGTGGGGAGAAAAGTCGAAAAAGCCGCTTAGTTATGGCAATTAAATGGCAACTTTATCCGGTTACATCACGGAAGTTCGTAGGCTGCTGCACGATGCCAACGGGAACTTTTATTCTGACTCTGAACTAACGGACTACATTAATGAAGCCCGTAAGCAGACAGTCAGGGATACTGGTTGCCTAAGAAAAATACAAATATCACAAACCCCAATGTCGCCCGTAGCGGGTGGAGCAAATCCAGTTATCTGGACTGCTGGTGCGACTGTCGCTTTAAATGATTATGTATTTTCAAATATCTTTATCTACAAAGTAACTGTAGCTGGTATTTTGGGAGATACAGCGCCGCCTTACCCGGCAGCAAATTACAACTATCCCCCAACAACACCGTTTGCTAACGGAACCGCTACGTTGCAATATGCTGGCAATTGCGAAAAACTAAATTACGCAGCGTTCCCTGATAGTGTAAATACGATTGATATTCTAAATATCAACCTTTATTGGGGAAATAGTCGTATTCCTTTGCAATATTTGCCTTGGACTCAATTCAATGCTCAGCTACGTTATTGGCAAAACTACATAGGTAGGCCAGTAGCGTTCAGTGTTTACGGACAAAAAACAGCGTTTATCTCTCCTGTTCCAGATCAGGTTTATACGATTGAAATGGATACGGTGGTGCTGCCAGAAAACCTTGTTTCTGGTTCTGAGGTTGATGTTATTGATGAGCCTTACACTACGCCAGTAGCTTTTTACGCCGCACATAAAGCGAAGTTTAAAGAGCAGAGCTACGGCGAAGCTGAAATATACAAACAGCAATACGTGCAAGAAGTTCGCAGTGTTCTGGCAACAACCATGACACGTCGCATTCCTAACCCTTATGGCAGTCCATTTTAATTATGGCTGCGGCTGAGCAAAAAAAGTCATATAAAGTTATTAAGCAATTTCGTGGCGTGAACACGAAAGCAAACCGTACCGCCTTAGAAGATGGTGAGTTTTCATGGCTAGAAAATGCCATGCCTATTGGTTATGCCAATATTAAGACTGTATCAGGCGAAAAAAATACCGCAGTTACGTTTGGGAATGTAACTACAGCATTACTCTCTGCAAACATTAACAACAAAGACTATCAGCTTGCGTTTCAAGAAGATGGTCGCTGTGAGTTTGTTGACGTTGAGACAAGCACAAAGGGAAATGTTGCTGTTGCTGGCACATTTTCTAACTCACGTATCAACATAACGCAGTATAAGGACGAGCGCGTTCTAATTGGCGATCCTACTAATGGCGTTTACAGTTGGGATGGCACTAATCTTGTATCTATCGGTTCAGTCGGATTCATAGGAATTACTAATCGTGGTGCTGGATACACGACTACGCCTTCTATTGTTATTTCTGCGCCTAATGAAACAGGTGGCGTACAGGCTCAAGCAGAAGTGATATTGACAGCAAATGCGGTTACTGGAATTGCTATTACTGAAGCTGGAACTGGCTACATAACGTCTCCAACAGTCACCATATCTGGTGGCGGTGGAACGAATGCAGCAGCAATCGCTGGTGTTACTACGTTTAAAACGGGAACCGTCACTGTTTTTGTTACAAACGGTGGAACTGGCTACACAAATGCGTCTAATACTGTAGTTACCATTAGTGGCGGTGGTGGAACTAATGCTGCTGGCACAGCTATTTTGGCGGGTGGTCAGATAAGCCAAGTAATTATGACCAACAATGGTACTGGATACACTAACGCATCCAATATCACTGTAACCATTACTGGTGGTGGAGGCTCAAATGCAGCCGCTAGAGCGATTATTAACAGCAATCCTGTTACTGGTATTCAGACGTTCTCAGGACGCGCTTGGGTGGCTCAAGGCCGCTCTGTAAGTTACTCGGCTGCTGGCTCATATTCTGATTTTGTTAGCTTGTCTTCTGGCATATTTACAATTACAGATGCAACTTTGCGAAGCAATATCACTCAGTTGCTTTCAGCTAACAACTTTCTGTATATTTTTGGTGAAGACAGCATTAACGTGTTCTCTGACGTTCGGGTAACGGATGCTGGTATTACATTATTTACAAATACCAACATTAGCGCTTCTGTAGGATCACGTTTGCAGTACGCCATATTCCCGTATTTCCGTTCTGTACTGTTTATGAACGAGTACGGAGTTTATGCACTGGTTGGTTCTACAACATCCAAGATTTCTGACCCGCTTGACGGGGTATTTCCTGACATAGACTTTACTACAGCAAGAGTTACGGCTGGTCAGGTATTGTTAAATAACATATTATGTGCCGCATTTAATATAAGATATAACGATTCTGGAACAAACCGTTATGTACAGGCAATATTCTTTGAAAAGAAATGGTTTTTTTCTAATCAAAATAATCTTATCCTAGTATCTTCTATTGCTACAGGCGGTAGGATTAAGTTGTTTGGTACGAACGGCAGCAATTTTGTCGAGTTGTATGGCGATGCTACTGTGCCAGTAGATATTATTTTAGAAACCGCATTGGACGCTATGGGCGATCCTATTCGGGATAAGCAAGCATTAAAAATAGGTATTGAAGCCACACTAGGATCAACACCTACCACCATGAATGCTTATGTAGATTCAGAGTCGGCGCAGTCTCCAGTTATTACGTTTGAGAATAGTATTGCTTGGACGAATTACTTAGGTAATGAAATAGATTGGACAAATAATTTAAGTGTAGTTATTGGCTGGCTAGGCGCTGCTTCTGCTGGTGCTGGTTATTATTTGTATAAATCTGATGCTGAAATGTGGGGTAAATATTTAGGTATAACCATTAATAGCACATCAACACCTTTTGTTATTAACGGTTTCCAATTTGAACATGAACTAAGAACGAGGTTCTAAAATGCCAGTGCCAAATACTTTTGCGAATGCAACTACATCAATCCCGTTATCGCAGCTAGATAACAACTTTGCTACTCCAATTACGATTGGCAATACGGCTGTTCAGCTTGGTAATACTGTTACCACGCTAAACAACATGACGCTTGCCAACGTCACTATTAGTTCTGTAGCTAATGTAATTAATAATGTTTCTTTAAGTAACGTAACTATTAGCAGTGGAAATGTTGCTGCTAACGTAGCTAACAGCACAATTGACGGTAGCAATACGGCTGGATACCTTGTTATCCCTCAAAACTCACAAAATGGTAACTACAATGTTCTATTAGCTGATACAGGTAGGCATTTGTATCATCCACCCGGACAAGCTGCCGCAACTTACACAATACCTGCTGGCTCCAACGTAGCATTTAGCACTGGTGCGGCAATTACATTTGTAAATATGTCAGCTAATGCAGTGACTATCGCTATTACAACAGACACAATGTATTTATCTTCTGCTGGAACTACAGGTAGTAGAACGCTTGCTCAATACGGTATAGCTACTGTTGTAAAGATGACTTCTAGCACTTGGATTATTTCTGGTTCAGGATTGACCTAATATGAGCGGAATACTTCAAGGCTTAATAGCCTCAAAATCAACTGCATCTAGCGCCCCAACGGCTGTTGAATACCTTGTGGTTGCTGGTGGTGCTGGCGGGGGAAATAATGGCGGCGGCGGCGGCGCTGGTGGGTATTTAGCATCAACATTAAGTGTCGCCGGTGGAACCCCTTATACTGTAACTGTTGGCGGCGGCGGCGCTGGTGGTTCTACTGGCGCACCAACCTATGCAAGTGGCTCTATTGGAGGAAATTCTACATTTAGCACTATTACATCAAATGGCGGTGGTGGCGGTGGTGGTGCACCTTCTAACGGAGCGGATGGTGGCTCTGGTGGTGGTGGTGGATGGGGCATTTCAAATACTTCTGGTGGCGCTGGCAATACTCCTAACACCACTCCATCTCAAGGTTCTTCTGGTGGTACTGGTGCATCTGGTCCGAATGGTGGTGGCGGTGGTGGTGGAGCTGGTGGCACAGGCGGGAACAATAGTGGCTCTACAGGTGGAACAGGTGGTGTAGGTTCAACAAGTTCTATTTCTGGATCATCTGTTAATTATGCTGGCGGTGGTGGTGGTGGCGCACAAGTAACTGGTGGTTCAGCTTCGTTTGGCGGCGGTGCTGGAGGTGGTGTAGGTGGTTCTTCTGCTGGCTCTGCAAATACTGGTGGTGGCGGGGGCGGTGGTGGAACAGGTGCTCAGGCTGGTGCTGCTGGCGGCTCGGGTATCGTAGTTATTAGTTACACATCTACAAATGCTGATTTATCCTCAATTGGTGGTGGATTGACTTATACAAAAACCACATCTGGCGGGAATACAATTTATACATTTACTGCTGGCACAGGTTCAATTAATTGGTGATTTGTGAATATAAATAACTTATTCCCAACTCCAGTAGCGTTTTTTAGTTTAGGTCGTGATCTGACTAAAGCTGAATTAGAGTTCATCAAAGGTCAAGAGCATTACGCTAACGAAGGTAATACGACTAGCAAGGATCGCAAGATTCTAAAGAACAAGGAATTAACTGAGCTACGTGATTTCATTGAAGATTCGATGCTTGAATACTTTAAGGCAATACACGCACCAAAGTTTGATGTAAGCCTGTATTTAACACAGAGTTGGGCTAATTACACGGAAAAAGGACAGCATCACCATAAACACGCACATCCAAATAGCGTAGTGTCTGGTGTGTTTTATCCGCAAGCCGATAAAGAGTTTGATAAGATTTATTTTTATAAAGATGGGTATGAGCGGATTAAAGTTCCTGCTGCTGAATATAATCCTTACAACTCTGAATCTTGGTGGTTTGAAGTAGGTGCTGGTGATTTGATTCTATTCCCATCACACCTGACGCACATGGTACAGACTAAAGAAGATGACAATACACGTATTAGCATTGCCTTTAATACGTTTTTAAAAGGCTACATAGGTTCAGACGAAAGTCTTACTGGTTTGAATTTGAGGGAAGAATAATGGCTCACTACGCATTTCTTGACGAAAACAATATTGTTACTGAGGTCATCGTTGGCAAAAACGAAGGCGAAGATGGCATCGATTGGGAAGTTTGGTATGCTGATTTTCGTGGTCAGGTATGCAAACGTACTAGCTATAACACCATAGCTGGCGTTCATAATAATGGCGGTATTCCATTTCGTAAAAACTATGCTGGTATTGGTTACACCTACCGTTCTGACATTGATGCTTTTACTGCTCCGCAACCTTATGCAAGTTGGACACTAGACGCTAATGCCCAATGGCAAGCGCCAGTGGCTATGCCTACTGATGACAAGATGTACTCATGGGATGAAGCCACTACTTCATGGATTGAAATTCAGGGGGAATAATGGGCATCCAAGCATTTACAAAACTTGGTAATACCGTAACATTTACGGCAGATACATCTGCTCCTACGGCTGTACAAGCTACATCTACAACATTGGGCGGTAATCAATACCGTATTATCAATGCTGGAACGAACATTGTATTTCTTGGTTATGGTACGGATGCTGCCACTGCTGCTGCTAATGCTGCCAATGTTGCTACATCTTTGCCTTTGTTGGCAGGTACAGACGAGATTCTGAGCTTTGTGCCTAACGCTTACTTTACTGGTAAAACGGCTAGTGGAACATCTGTAATTTACATTAGTCCGGGTGACGGTCTATAAGGAACAATCATGCTAAAGACGGTTGTAACTTTAGGGGGCGGTGGTGGTAACGGTTCAGGTACAGTTACCCAAGTTAATACGGGTACTGGCTTAACTGGTGGCCCAATTACGACCAGCGGTACTATTAGCCTTGCTAACACAGCCGTTACATCAGGTGTGTACGGAACATCAACTGTCGTTCCGCAGATCACTGTAGATGCACAAGGCCGTATTACTAGCGTAGCAAACGTAAGCATTGCTTCTGG